AACCGATCCAACGGCGCCTACGCGTTAAACCAAAGGGAGATTATGAGTTTGCAAAACTCTAGCTACTATCCAGTAGCTTTTCTTAATTCTTGATCTTCTGAGGAAGACCACTCCAGCAAAGGAGCCACGTTTTCTGAAGAATCAGAGATAAGAGAGTTTACATTCCCTGGAGTGATTAAGCTCCTCTCCAATTGGCACTCTGCAATCGATTGAGTTTCATGCACAATCATATCTGTATTCCTTTGCATTAAAGCAAGGGGGTACTGACTCGGTTGAGCCTGCAACTCCTTGTCTGCGAGGTGGATTGCCTCGTAGAACTTCGATAATGCAAGAGTGTGTCTAGATGCAATACCGCGCTTTGAGAAATCTATAGAATATAGATCAACAAAGTCGCCTAATGCAGAAAGAGACAATGCCCCTGGAGTAGTAGCCTTATCCGGATTAAACAATCCGTATAAGTTAAAACTCGCAGAGAATGGTGCAGACAAAGCTCTCCAAGTTTTGACTCCGTAGAGCCAAGGACCGGGAGATATCAAAACCATGGGCTTTAGCAGCCATGATAGTGACTTATTCTTAGGAAGAATAGGGACCCTCAAGAAATTCTTCTTGAAGAAATCCCAATTCCTCTTAGGAATACTCTGACTTTCTTCGACTTGGTCCCGGAGATACGATGAAAACATCGCAGCCTCCAAGAACCTAGTCTTAGATATACCTAAAGCTTCAGTGACCCACACATTCAACCAATCGGTGATCATGTGGCCATGCTTTAGTAAACCAGTCGGAGCCATAGTTGCAAACACTAACATCCTATACAAGTTCTTATCCTTAGGCTTATTAGGCTTAATGGATCGGATCTTGTATAAAGATGAAAGTACTGCTTTAACACTACTTGGATAAAGAGGAAAGGCCTTTTGAGCCATCTCGACCAAGAGCACTGGAAACATCGTGATATTCTTAACTATACCTAGTAGCAGGTTGATACCAATAGGAGAGAATTCGCCTAGGTGGGGATGAACCCACCTTTTAGCGAATTCGCAAAATCCATTATTGGAAATAATGGATTTACTCATATTGATTTCAACACCTAAATCTCTCATAAGAGAGAGATAGGAGTCTGCTACTGCCTTATTGGCGATGATAACATCGTCGCCAAGAAGTGCATAGTCCGGAAACCAGCAACGAAAGCCGACTCCATAGGCTGCTTCCTGTACCACCATATGGTGAGTAACAGCTAGCAATGCCCAAGAGGAGTATGCTCCCATTGGCTGGCCAACGGAATAGCGGATATTACCAATGTCTGAGTTCCATTCTCTATCAGAAAGAACCTTCCCAACAAAGGATGCCCAAGGGCACCCTAAATTAGAAAGAGCTTCAATCTGAGTTGATAGTGGAAATCTATCTGTAGCGGCACTCAAATCGAGAGAGTAGACAGGAGAGTTATTTAACCGAACCCTATCCATCAAAAGATGCATAGGTTTGGTTTGGTTATAGGTACCATCTTGTTCAATCCTTTTAAGAATTGAATATAGATAGTCATGTGTTGGATGCAGGGCCATTTGTGACCATGCATCTATCACACCTATAACCCTAACTTTCCCTCCTCCTTCCTCAAAATGAGAAATGCGACCTATAACTAGGTTACATTTAAGCAGTTTGCAAATAGGAAACCAGACTAATCCCCAAAGCATCAACCAAATAAACCACGTACACAACCCATAAGCTTTCTGTGATAACATTAAGCGAATGAGATTGTATGCCTGCCTAGGATATGCAATATACGCGAAAGCGTCTAAAACCATACCATAGGTAGAAAATGGTGAATTAGGGCCTGATGTTTCAGATATAGACCATTTTGCCCCTTTCGGCACAAAGCGCTGGGAAGGCATGAGTTGCGAGATCCGGAAACGTAATGTTTCGTATGATCCCGTGAACGGTGAAGTGATTGTACCAAAATTTGGTTTAATCCCCTTTACCCTCATACCTCTCCATAGCTGCAGTGCAGATAGGACACCTCTGATTACTCTTATGGGCTGTGACGTACTTTCACCTCTTCTTAGAAGATGGATACTGTAACGTAACTTTCCAGGGATGATCATAGGAAGGCCAGATCGGCTAAGTTTGACAGGGACTTTGAGTAATCCTCTATCCTGATTAGCCAGCCAACGAATTAGGACCCGGACTACCTCTTTGAGATAATTGATGGTACATTTTGTACCTGATCTTTTAACCATTGAGTTAATCCTGCTCCCTAATTCTTGGAATTGAGCATAAAACTCTTGCAATTGCAGCGCGTAGACTAGTAAGATTATTACTGATTTCGTCATAGACGTCTTCATAAACAATCTCACTGGAACATTAGAACGCACTGACATCAAATTAAAGAAATAATTTTTGTTAGCAAGAGTTATTATTTGATTTGGTGAGGTGTGTTTTAGCGTCCGATGGATATCATTAAAACGGTATCTGTCATTCTACTACTCTCCTTGGTTACAGGGTGCTAGCCTGCCCTAAGGGGCCGTGCGTTCTACTGCTAACGGACCATAGTATTTTAAGAGCCTATCATAATGATAACCACCGAACCCTTCCCTCTGGAAGGTACGTGGCCAATCCAGTCTGCTCTGACCGGACCTGTCCGCGATCAACCCATTTAAGGGTTCGATACGGCATGGTGGGGGCCTCCACGGAGGCTTCCTCGGCGAGATTGTCTTTCTCAAGGACTTTCCCG